AGAAGCTCCACGACCACCCATTCCTGCGGTTTTTTGAGAAGTCTTAAACTGCTGTATTCTTCTTATTCGGTCTTCTTCATAATCACCAAAAATCTGCGACTGCATTGCAGACTGATGAGCCAAGCCTTTTTCTCTTCGGCCTTGTTCTCTAGTCTGCTCCATTTGCCTTAATAAATTCTGGCGATCCCTTTCTAGCTGATCAGCTTGAGCATCAACGGCTTGCCCTGTTTGATACCCTTTTAAAAGGCCAGTACCTACGGCAATAGATCCTGCTACGATCCAACTCATATAAAGTCCTTTGCTATTATTTCTTCTTCAATTTCATCTAAATCTTTAGAAGATGTCGGATGTACTGTAACAAAGATTGTATCTTCATGGACATAGATAACACGTTTTGTGCCTGCATTGGTAATTCCATAATAAGGAGCAGATATACGTGTTTCGCCTTCTTCAGTCAAGAAAGAGATTTCTCCTTTTAAGAGAAAGAACGGATGCTGTACTTTGTGAATCTTTGTGACAATTAACTCTCCTTTAGGAAACTGAATCTCACGAATATACTGCTTGTCCGAAAAAGTGTGCTTTAAAGGATTGATGTCTGAATCGGGAAGGATCACATCGTCTTGTTCAAGGATCTTGGCCTCTAAAGCCATAATCCCTTTTCTAAACTGTTCCCTAGTATACGTAGGTTCGTAGGATTCTTTTACAGTAAGTTCCATTAGTCCTTATTCATAAAGAGAGTCCAATCACCACCTTCTGTTCCCGGATGTATATCACATCTATTTTGCAATAAGGAATAAAATGGAGATTCAGGCTCACAAGGCATTACGTATTTAGGTGTTCCTTGTTGTCTCATTAAAGTATCCATTCCTTGAAACACTAACTTAGAATCTCTTACTTTCATTCTTTCTGTATGCATCCACCAGTATGAAGTTGGGCTCCATGTAGAGAATGCTCCTACTATTTCGCCATGTCTCATTACAACATGAGTAGGCATTAAAGGATGTCTATTCCCATCTTTATAGGCTTCTTCGTATACCTTTTGCCTTAGTTCCTCTGTGTCGATTGGGTAGATTTGAATATCAGTTATCATTTGTCTCAAAGTCTACTTCATACGCAAGAATATTTAAAGGTAGCGGATCTGCTTGCTGGACAATAAATTGACCATCTGTAAATCCTGCACTTTTTGGTATGAGTTCTTTTGTTTCTGAAGATAAATATGGAGCTTCGCCATATTGGTTAGCAACCGTTCTCGTAACAAGTTCGACTAATTGGCTTTCATCAAATGCACCATTAATGTCGGGATTATATATAGCAAACTTGAAATTAGGTGTTCTGTGAATCTTGACCCAAGTTCGATGAATCCTTTTCTTGTTACCTATCCTGATTCTACCTGCTGGTCCTATTGCAATTGGAAGTGAAATCAGCTTAGAAGTGAATCTAGCACCTGCTAATACCCTCGTTGTAAACTTGCTTCCAGTTGGGACAATTTCATTTGAGGTTACTATTTGGTCGTCCAATACGGAACCATCAGAAAGAATCCCTAATGTTTCTCCCTGTAAATGGCCTATTCCATTGATTGACTTTTTATTACAGGTCCTAGTTCCAGTACCATTATCTTCTAAAACTACTTCAGTTCCAGTTGCACTTACTGTAGCAACAGTAAATTCGTTAGCACTTGGAACAGTTTTAACATAGTAATCGGTTCCTGCGACTAAAGGTGCAGGCAAATCATCACCACTAAACGAAACCACATCACCTACGACCAAACCATGAGCCGTAGCATCAAACCTGTTATCAGTAGAATAATCGGTAGTAACAGTAAAAGATCCTGTTGTGTCTTCAACAAACCCATCTAAATAGTTGGAATTGGAAATTGCTTCAGTAGACATCCAATCTTCCATGACTTCTACTGTTTCAATGATTGTATGAGATTTGCTTTGTGCTGAATCTTCTACAGGAATGGTTCTTCTGACTAGCAACCATAATTGATCTCTGGTGCTGGAAGGAATAGTACACATGTCAAGGACCACAGCATGGCTTTTGTCTGTAGCTAGATTGCCTGTAGGATCACCTCCACGTGTATTAGCGTAACTGTAATCACCTCCAATCTTATGCTGATGCCAAGCTATGGTTTCTTGCTGTGGTATATAAGTTAAACCTACAATAGTCCCATCTTTGAGTCTAAACCAACTTACAAAGTTAGGTATGTCTGTTTCTACAACTTGAACTGCCTGTTCTTGAAGTATATCTGTAGCTCTAAACGTCATATCAGCAGAGGTTGCTGAAGAAGATATATCTCCGTAAGTAATCAGCCTTACCTTTTTACCTGTTCCTTGGATAAATAGAATGTTGCTGTCGTAAGGTATGGCGTTTGATCCTGTTTGTGCAGGCTGAGTGCTTTCTCTTTTGATTGTGAAATTGAAAGGAGTGATCGTTAAATCTTGTTCTGATCCATAAACTGCATATATGCCACCTGTAGAACCAGCAATTAGCTTTTGCTGTGCTACGAGCCATTGAATCTCATCTATCGTTCCTGAATCGAATGTAAATGTCATCCCATTAGTGGCAAGAATCTGATCACCAATAACAGATGCTCCTGAAGCAGTTGTTTGTCCTGTAGCAGATCCTAGCTGTTCTGATGGAGCAAAGTTCTCAAAGTCAGCAGTTTGAGAGAACCAGACTGTTTGTGGGCTTCTAGTGTTTCTGGCAAAGACCAATCTTTGCTGAAATATGGCAATGTGGTGAGGATATTGATCTGTGTAGAATTCACCAAACTTCCAAGAGGTTAAACCTGTCAAATCTCCTGTAAGTGGACAGTCTTCTTCCAGAGTAAATGTCGCTGTATTCTGATCTCCTGTTATTCCTGAAAGCTTACCCCAAACCCACCAGATTTGACCTTTCTTTAAAAGGCTTATCCTGAAATGCCTTCCATTAGATGCTGTTGTAAATATATTGACAGCACTACCAGCTTTGTCTTTTGCTGTTAAGGTTAGCGTATCGCCTTTAGCGTAATATTGAGCAAATACGTAATGCTCAATAGCACCTTTTTCGCTAATTCCAGCCGAATCTTCATGATGAAATACAGAAATATCTGCGGTTGCGGAGGTCGCAATCTGGAAAGTGTTTGCAGTAGGATTTCTAACTGTCCAAGTTCCATTTCTTGGTGCAGGTCCAGCTTCATAACTATGAGTTCCTGTTCCTGTATCAGTTATATCTACAGCATCTCCGTCAACGTGTAAGGCTACTTTAAAAGTGTTTGTAGCCTTATCTCTAACGTAATAAGTCTTTTCTGTGCTTAATGGAGCAGGAAGTGTTCCTGTTGTTGTAAATGTAATCTGATCTCCATTAGATAAACCATGACCATTATCTGTTAGTTCATCATTTGTGTGTGCCGTAAAAGTGCCCGACCCATCTAACTCATTACCTCCAGACAAGGTAATAAGCATTCCTTCCTGTAATCCGTGGTTCTTTACTTGGAAGTAGGATAATGATGCATAGTTTCCTGTATATCCTTTATAAGCACCATTTTTGGCAAACTGTTGAGTAGCACCACCAAAGTTCTCATTTATAAAAGCTTTACCTCTTTCGGCAGTATGCGATGTTATTGGTGTTCCTCCTGATACTTCAAGAACTGTATCAGTAGAACCAGTAACAGAATCTTCTTGTTGCCCTAAATAGGGTCCGTTTTTATAAGGAAATTCAGCTAAAGCCCATTCAAAGCCATCACTTGTTCTCCAAGTACCAGCAGTTGTTCCTGTGCTTCTAGATAGCTTGTAGGGTTTTACTTTAGGAGTTACTAGGAAAAGAATATCAGCCGATTGCACAAATTGGAGTTTTTCAAGCTTTTCATTTGAATTATAAGGAGTCCCTGTAATTCTTAAATGGCTTGTTTGTGTAATACCTCCATTTGTTTCGCCTCCTAATGGAGAGGCACTTTTATAAGGCTTTATGTATGAAACATTAAATTTTACTGTATCTCCATTATTACTAAAAGTAGTTACAGATCCTACTGTTTCTGTTGTTATACTTGTCGATACTTTAAAAGTATCTGCGGTTTCATCTCTTACGTAGTAATCCGTATCAGCAGATATTCCAGTAGGCAATGTTGTTGCAGTAAACCTAATTATATCGCCATTAGTCAACCCATGACCTGTAGCGTTAAAAAGATTACTGGTGTGATCTGGAGTAACAGAAGTTTCGTTATGACCAAACTCTAGGACGTAATTGTTTGCACTTTCATGTCCAAAGACAAAAGGGACCAATCTAACAGCTTTACCCTCATTACCTAGTGAGGTATTGCCATCAGTTCGTGCTACAAATTTTGTTCCGGGTCTACGTGTAAGGCTACCAGTTGGACGGACTACAAGGTTCTCAATAGTGGCAGAAGATGCCATGTATTTTTCATCAGTTGCATTACCGAACCTTTGTTCTGCAATCTGACCACCAAACCAGTTGGTTTGAGTGAATGTTTCTCTTGCCATTAAGTAACACCACTAGCCGTAGAAACTGAAAAGGGCTTAAACCATCCAGAAGAAGACTTCGTTCTAGATTCTATCCATTCATTTGATTCAATCTTATCAGCAGTTCCTTCCTGACCATTGATACTTCTGGCTTCAGAAAGAAGTGTTTGATACTTACCTAGCATCAAATCTCTAAGCTGGGATTGG